CATATCTTCCTTCTATGTTTCCTTTGCTTGGATCAAATGCTTTGATGTCATGTGTCGTACCATGAAAAACACGATTATCAGTATCAAAACCCATTTCCTTTGCTCTTTGCAATCTTGCGTTTGGCGTATTCTTCATAACAGTCGAAGCAACACCAGGCACAAAGGGCAGTAAACCAAGACCACTCATTGCGTAATTGCCCGCTGATCGCATTTCAGGATTCTCTTTATACATTTGCACATCGCCAGCTAAGCCAATCGCATCTGTGAATGGAAACCCAATAGGAGACATACCCACTTTCTGAGCTGGGTTTAATGATTGCCAAAACTTCTTTGCTTCTTCTATCATTGCTTGTTCTTTTTGTTTTCTGATCATTTCGCGTTGCTCATACTCAGCAATGCGTTGTTGTCTTTTTAAGTTTTGCTCTTGAGGTGTTTCAGGCAACAAAAGACCCGCCGCTTGCATTGGTGCTGGGTTAAATAAACTGTAGTTGTTTGTCATAACTAATGTATTGTTGTTTCCTCATGCGATAACAGCTCTGAGTCTTCATTGATAACATCTGCAAGAAAACACAAAACAAGCTCTTTTGCGTGTTCTAAGTCTCTCGCTTTTATGCCTTGAGCTGTATAGATCATGTCGTCTTCTAAGAACTCAAGATCGAAATATGAAAATTTATCCGTTTCCCGAACCATTGAATAGTCCTTGCGCTTGAGCTTTTGCGATTTGTCTGATCGTTTCTCGATCACGCTCCATGAGTGCGTTGATCTCTGCGACATTGACTTGAGCGCCATATTTAGCATTTAGTTCAGCGGCTTTCAATCGAATGTCTGCTTCAGACTCATCGCGTTTGAAGTCATCGTCCATGATGATTTTGAGTCGATCATTTTCTGCGTCAATAACCGCTTTCTCAGCTTGTACATTTGCTTTATGAATCTCAGCTTGAGCCAACATCTCTGCTGGATCAGCCTTTTTCTCTTCTTGCTGTGGCGGCATAGGCGGTATATCAGTATTGATAAACGCGTTGACATCTTTGAATCCCGCCATTTCTATGACTTTTGCTAATGTGTTTGCGTATTGATTCATTGTGACCATTGGGTTGTTGGGTCCGAGCATTTGCAAGATCTGCTCTTGTTTTCCAGCGACCATGCCTAAGACTTGCATCTTCTCTTCATCACTGCTTTTGCTGATCGCTACATTTACAACTAGGTCTTTGTCCAGCTCCCAATATCTCGGGTCCACTGCAACAAAATCATTGTTTAATCTGACAATCTCTTCTTTGTCAGCGTATTTAATAATCAAATTATTGACGAGTTTGAAAAGCGTTTTCATGCCACCTTCTGCGAAGTGACGACAGATTAGCTCGACTCTGCCTTGGGCGCCTGACATTGTTGCTGAGACTGCCGCTTTTGTTGAAGATTGCAACGCATCAGCATTTAGACCTGCGCTTGCTTTAGAAACGCCCGTACGGTTCTCTTTGGCATCATCCAGATAGGAGAGNACAGGAAACGCCTCTTTCCCGACGAAGGGGATCGAGAAGGGTTGAACCATGCCGGGCGCTCTCATGCGAATGGGTTGACCGATGTCNGTGTTCAAAACATCGTCAATGTTTACTTGTCCTTCTACCACCGCCATCCGAGGGAATATCGAATGACCGAGAGAGTCAAGTGTGTCGCGCATGATTTGTGATTTTGCAGTTTGTATTGGAATTAAATAATCTGAGACACAGCTTCCGATCGCTGTATGCGGCTCAGGATCCATCGAGAACATAACGATAGGAAGTTCGTCCCATTGATCGTAGTTGACGATGTTTAAGCCGTTGCCGACTGTGCAGACTCGGACACGCTCTGCGATTCCGTCTTTGTCTAAGTCGTAGTTGACGTAATGTTCGATGTATAAAACTTTTTTATCATACGCATTGTCAGCGTCAGGATACATTGAACTATCAAGTGGGCTTCTTGCTTCTTCTTCTTCATATGTTTCTGCGTCAAAAGTTGAGCTTGAGCCTGCGTGTTCTTGTATTTCATCTTCATCGTAGCCCATTGCAACGAGATCGCTCACTGACTTGATCATACGATGTGCAACATAGCTTGATGTCTCTAAATCTCTTGCATTGCGAGCAATCAGCACTTCTTCAGGCGGAACACTCTCAATGCACACTTTGTTATTCGCTGTTACTCTGCGAACAGTCAAATCATAAGACACAGGTGTTTCTTGCGTCATTTCTTCGCCTGTCATTTCGTCAACAATCGTCATGCTTTGCATGTTGATTGACTCTTCAACAATCTCGACATCTTCATCGAGCAATAGAGCTGTGTACGCTTCTTGAGACAAATCAGAGAAATGATGCGTTGTCGCTTTGATGCTGTCATCGTAATACGCTTTGACNAANCCNGTCTTACGGACAAGCGCATCTTTAAACGCATCGTAGAGTACGCTGAAACCATTGCTTCTTTCNATCGTGTAGTTGACAAAATCTGTTTGCTGTTTTGCCAACTCAATATCATTCGCATCATGCGGTATAAACTCGACTACTTTTTTTGTGCCGAAAAATGTTCGCATGATTGAAGGCATCAAAAATAAAACACTGTCTCGCAAATCTGTTGAGACAAATTCTGATTGCAAAGACGATGTTGCATTGGGNTTTTTGCCCAAATAATAATTTGTTGCTTCAGCGCGTTCTTCGCCAATCTGATCGATGAAATCAGACGCATCATCAAGCTCTACTTTTAGAACACTTTGTAGATCTTCAATGTCTGTTTCTTCTATAGAATTTATTTCGTCACTTACAACTTCTATATCTACTTCTTCTAATAGACGTTTGTTATTTGTATATGCCATGTATGTTTATCCCACTCGTATAATTTTTGATTTTATAGGCTTCTTCCAGTTGTAACCCATTTGATTGAAGTTGCTAGAGAAGCTCGCGGCAGAACTAGCCATGGTTAATGCAAGTGCGTCAGCTTTGTCAGGAGATTTGACTCCTCTTTTGCGCATTGATTCCTTGGCTTCTATCTTTATCTTGCCTGTGCTTGTGTAAGTATAAGACGGACTGACTAATTCTGCAATCAGCTCGTCATCATTAGGCAATCGGCAATCGCGAGCAGAGAGCCAGTCTTTGATTTTGAACCATAATTCTGCGCGAAGATTCAAATAATTTTTCTTGCTTGAAGGCGATTCTGCGACATTAATCCCACGCACAGGTAGATCTTGTTCAGCTAATCGATCTACGACACCGCTTCCAACACCGATGACATCGACTAAAATCTCTTGCGGTCGATTCATTGCAGTTGCATCGTCATAAAGATTTTTAATTGCGCCGCAGAGTTGCATGAGATCCATTGATTTGAATGTTTTTATTTCAAATACTGTGTTGCCTTGTCTTACGCAGAGCGCTGAATTGTCAGCGCCGAAACGAGCGACATCGAGTCCCCATATTATAGGCTCACTTGCTGTCAACGTGACTTCTCTATCGACTGCTGATCTCGCTAACTCGATCGGAATAACAGTGTCATCGTCAGCGCTAGGAAATTGACCCAGCACTTCGACTCTTGCGACTGTTGAATCAGCTCCGTATTGTTCGAGCATAGTGTTGAAAAGTTTTTGATCTGTGCCTTCTACGTCACGCGAGTCGATTTGTTCTGTTTGCCAGAAAGATCTGTTTGCATGAAACGAGTCATAGAAAGGACCCGTATTTCTTCGTGGATTCGAAAACGCGAACCANAANCGATTTTTCGTTGGCTCTGTAAAAAAGCCTTCGCTGACTGAATAAATTTGATGTGGTATTCCCGATGCTTCATCGCATACTAGGGTGACTCCGTGCGAGCTGTGGATTCCCGCAAATGCGTCGGGGTTTTCTTCTGACCAGAGACTTGCTTGCGCGTAGTAGTAGCCGCAATCGATGCTTAAATCTCTGACAAGTAGTTCTTCGAACCATGCTTGTGGCTTTAACGCTGTCGCTGTTTTGTGAAACCAATGTCCGTTTATGGCTAAGCTGACCCATTTTCCGAGTTCTGCCCATGTTCTTGTTCTGAGCTGTGCTTCTGTGTTTGCTGTGACGATGACAGTTGAGCCGAGTCGCGTTGATAGCATGAACAGAATGATCCACGCTACGAGTGCTGATTTACCGATGCCACGTCCTGAAGCGACTGCGAGACGATACATCTCAGGCAAATCAATCATTTCATTGCGTTGTATATGCGTTGCAATGTCTCGTAAAATTTTTTCTTGCCACTTACGCGGACCCGTGAAGTCTTCGAGGGGGGTGTTTTCTTGCCCCCACGGAAACGCATAACGTACAAAGTTCAAAGGATCATCTTTGATCGTAAGCGACCAGAGCTGTGTCATGAGTTGTTCTTCTTGTTCTGCTGAGTATTTCATATCAAAAAAAATTACAAAAAATTAGTTACACGTCTGCAAAAACAACGCACCCGTGTCGCAAGCGAAGGGGGGGTATGCCGAGCGTTTTTCACTATGAGTTATCATCATCATTCAGTGTCAGCTTCTTAGAGAGAAGTTGACTATCGCTTTGTCCATTGACGTTGCGAGCTGTTTCAATCTTGCGAGTCGAAGTAGGTTCTAAATCAATGATGCGTTTTTGTGCGTTCTGCAAAACTTTATTCAAACTGATCTGATGCTCGACAGTCTCATGAACTCTGTCTTTCCAGTTGTCTGCGTCTCTATTTTTTAAGAAAAACACTTGAGCNNTCACGTTAGGGTCTTTGCCAGCTCGACCTGTCGCAGAATCGAAGAGAGCAGAAGCGACCTCGTCAATGGCTTTTGTCTTACCTCTCTTTAATGCTGTGTCAAATTTCTTAGAATCACGCTTTCGTCTCGCGATTGTAGATAGCGAAACCCCAAAGGATTCAGCGATTTTTGATTCAGAAATGCCAAGTCCAGCCATTCTCG